CGGTTATCAAGAACGTGTCGGTAAAACATTTGGTAGTTTTATTCAGTTTACTTGGCATCCAGAAACTAAGAAATTATTCATTCATCAAAGACCTAGATCAGAAGAAGAAGTAGCACTTCACGTATTCAATACTAAACCTGATGTAAGCATAATTAAAGATGTGTATTCAGGACAGTGGATTAAAGATTATACTCTTGCTAACTGTAAAATGATGTTAGCACAAGCACGTGAAAAGTTTGCTAGTATCGCTGGTCCACAAGGCGGAACAGCACTTAATGGTGCTAATCTAAAAGCAGAAGCACAAGCAGATTTAGAAAGACTTACAATGGAATTGACTACTTCAGTAGCAGGTAGTAATAATTCAGGTTACAGTCTGATTATAGGATAAACAATGAAAGCATCAGAATTTACATCAGAAGATTACGAAGCATACTACATGGAAGCCGCTAAAATGGTTTGGGGTGTAGGTAAAAAAGATGCTAGAGGCGGAACTGTAAAACAAAAATTCCGTTGTGCTTCAGGTCCTAGAAAAAGTAGACAAGTAAGTCATCCGTCTAAGTGTTTCGATCATCCTAATGTAGCAAGAGCACAGCAAATGAAGCGTACTAGAGCTAGAACAGGACCTACACAAGCAAGACATCAAAAGCGTACAAAATCTATTAATACAGCAAGTGTATTAGCAAATAGATTGAACAACCCTAGAAGTACTAAAAAAGCCAAACCTTGGTATTAATGGTTGACAGCAGAGCTGTTTTACCGTATACTGTATAAATGCTTATACGTTTACCTAAATTACTAGTTGTTGGCCACGGCCGTCATGGAAAAGATACTGTATGTGAAATGCTCGAAGCATATGGATATACATTCCAATCAAGTTCAAAATTCTGTTCAGAGCTGTTTATATTTGATGATCTAAAAGACAAGTATGGATATGCTAACGAAGAAGAATGTTACGCAGATCGACACAATCATCGTACAGAATGGTACAATATGATTCACGATTACTGCCGCGATGATCTAGCACGTTTAGGTCGTAATTTATTTGATAAACACGACATCTACTGCGGACTTCGTAATAAGCGTGAGTTTCATGCTATGAAAAATGAAGAGATCTTTGATTACGCTATTTGGGTAGATCGTTCAGATCACTGTCATTTAGAACCAAATACCAGTATGACTATTGAACAATGGATGTGTGATTACACTATTGATAATAACGGTGATCTAGATAGACTAAAGTTAAATGTTAAAACTTTAATGACTACTATCTTTAAAAATCAGGGGTTAGATCTCCCTGCTTCCAGCGACTACCTTCTTTCTGAAGTGTCCGTTGACAGTTAGCACAAATAGTTTTTAAGTTGCTAGGACGGCAGTTATTTAGATTCCCGTCTATATGAAATACATTAAACACTTCTTTGTGCTTGGACTTAAAACCACACTTATCACACTTATCTAACAAGCGATACCCAAACTGATACCACTTGGGTATTCCGTACCCTTCGCCGTTTTTTGTACATAACTCGCACAAAGACCTATAATATGTGCGACCGTTCTTCTTATAGTTAACTGCGGCAGGCCTTAAACCGCATTTACATAATGGTCTCATACTAGTACTTACCCTTTTTTATCCCTTTTTATGCGTTGTTTACCCCGTATTTTTGTCTATTGCCGATAAATATCTATACAAGAAATTAACCATCAGGAGATAATCGAATGGCACTACAATCACCAGGCGTGCAAGTTACGGTAACAGACGAGAGTTTTTACACTCCCGCTGACGGAGGTACCACTCCACTTGTCGTAGTCGCAACAGCCCAAGATAAACAAAATGCTTCTGGCACTGGAATTGCTCAGGGAACCCTGGCAGCCAATGTTGGAAAAGTATACAGAGTTTCAAGTCAACGTGAACTTGTTGACTTTTTTGGTACACCAGTTTTTAAACAGACTATTTCAGGAAGTCCTAGAAACGCAGACGAACAAAACGAATACGGACTTCAAGCTGCATACTCTTTCTTAGGAGTTGCTAATTCTGCTTATGTCGTAAGAGCTGACATTGACTTAAATGAACTTACTGCTCAGGCCACTGTACCGGGAGCGGACCCAAGTGATGGTCAATACTGGCTAGACACACAAAGTACACAATGGGGCATCTTTGAATGGGATGGAAATCCTGTTACACTAGACGGCCAAGTGTTTAGTAACCAAACACCGATTGTTATTAACCCAACTGATACTGATAAACTTTCTGGTAATGCTCCAGCAACTGGCGTTGGTAGAGTTGGTGATTATGCTGTTGTTAACGCTTCTGATGTTGTAAGAATTTACTACAAAGGTGTTGATTATACAACTGTTGGAAATCCTGTTAGTTGGGCAGAAGTAGGAACTAAAGAATGGCGTAAGACATGGGCAGTGTTTACTGCTGACAGAGACGGCCATTCAGCACAAACAGGAACAACAACTTTTAGTATTAACGGAACACTAGTTACACTACCAGCAGGTTCAACTGTTGATAATGTTGTAACAATCGTTAATAACCTAAACATTCAAGGTGTTAAAGCTGCAAAAGTTAACAGCAAATTTACACTTTATATTACTGACACAGTAGATGACGGACTTGGTGATAGTACTGACTCAAACGTAATTGAAATGGCTGATGGTTCTGCTTCAATTAACGCACTGTTTGGTACAACTGGCGGCGTAAGCGCAGGAAACTATTATGGTCCAGAGTTACAAATGAGTCCACACACTTCAGTGCCACAGTGGAAATCAAGCTCACAACTACCACGTCCAACAGGAAGTGTTTGGGTCAAAACAACTGAACCAAATCAAGGTGCTCGTTGGAGAATTAAAGCATGGGATGCTGATACTGAATCATTTGTTGAATCACTAGCACCATTATACATTAATCCACAAACAGCAATTTTCAACCTTGACAGAACTACTGGCGGTGAGTCAATTCCAAAAGACACATTGTTTGTACAGTACAATTATACTGAAGATTCAGGATATGACAGTACACCACAAACAGGTAGTTTCAAAATCTTTACAAGAAAAGCAACTGGAAATACTTCTGTAACAAGTGGTATTATTGATGCTAATACTTTTAGCGCAGGTAGTTATACAATTAACGTTAGAGAATCAGTAACAGGTTCTGCTTCATTAAGTTCAGCTACTGCTGTAACATTTACTGCGGCAGGTGCTGTAAGTGATGCTAATACTGTTGCTACTGCTATTAACAATGCTCAAATGGATCATGTTGAAGCAGAAGTTGTAAGCGGTAGAGTTGTTATTACTCATAACGCAGGCGGCGAAATTAGATTTGAAGATGTTGATAGTGCTATGGCTTTAATGGGCTACAGTGCTTATGACTATTCTACTTCAACTGGAACTACTAATCTTTATGCGGCACCACAAGGTGACAGTTATGATTTTGTAGCAAGTAATTGGTTACCATTAGCAGGTACAACATTTGGTTACATTGCTTCAAATGATGCTCCGCAAAACGATCCACAAGAAGGACAGCGTTGGTATTCAAGTTTAACTGACGAAGTTGATATTATGGTACACAATGGTACTACTTGGGTAGGTTACCAAGATAGTACATCACCATTTTATAGTGCTTCATTAGCAGATCAAACTGACCCAGCTGGTCCTATTGTTTCTCCAACACGCCCTGTAGAACAGAGCGATGGTACACCACTTAAAACTGGTGACATTTGGATTGACACAGGTGACTTAGAAAACTATCCAGTAATTTACAAGTATAACAATGACTTGTCAAATACACCTATTGCTAATAGATGGATACTAGTTGATAAAGCAGATGCTTCATCAGAAGATGGTGTTGTATTTGCTGACGCTCGTTGGGGAACAGATGGAACAAAAGAGGACGCAGGAACAATTAAAGAATTGTTAACTGAAAACTATGTCGATCCAGATGCTCCAGATCCAGCACTATATCCAGCAGGTATTTTACTTTTCAATACACGTAGATCAGGATTTAACATCAAGGTTTACAGAAAAGACTATATCGATCAAGCACAAGACAATGCTAGATTTGGCAACCAGTCTATGGCTAACTACGCAACTGACAGATGGGTTACAGACTCAGGTGAAGCATTTGGTAGAAAAGCACAAAGACAAAGTGTTATTGAGAAGCTAAAGGCAACTATTGCTAGTAACCAACAGATTAGAGAAGACGAAGTTCGTCAGTTTAACTTGTTGGCTTGCCCAGGCTATCCAGAAGTTACACAAAACTTAGT